GTTATGCATGTTGTTAAATGGGGAGTTATTGCTGTTATTAGTTCTGTGTTTATTTATAATGTAGCAAAAATGTAAAGAAAGGAGTGTTTTTATGGCATATGATAATATAACGATTGGTAATACTTTAATCGAACCAAATTTAGAACGAAGAAATGTAAATATTTATAATAATAATTTAACCGGAGTTCTAACAGGTGAAGTTATAGATGGTGAACCTGTTTATGAAATAAGAGAAGTTAATTCAATTTTAGGAAGTAGACCAACAAGTTTTGCAAAACTTTTCACAGGTGCAGCAAGTCAAGAATTTTTCCTAATTAATGATGATCCAAATAGAACAGGATTTATTGATGGTAGAATTTTGAGTGTATTTAATCCAACAGGAACAGATGAAAGTTATCAAGTTGATATTGCTAGTGGTTCAACTGCAGATATAACATTAAATGGTACAGAAGTTGGAACAGGTCTTAATGAGGGAAAACATATATTTGAGGGAGTAGCATTAGAAAATTATTCAATATATACAGGTACAACATTTGGAGTATCACCAACTTATAATTTTTTAAGAACAAAATATGTTCCAGGTAAAGATGCAGCAGATGTAGCAGTAATTGCACCTTTATTATTACCACCTAACACTTATATAGCATTAAAATATACACCAAGTGATACAAATTTAGAGTTTTCAATAACACTTTTAGCAAAACAAAATGTATTATAAAAAAAGAAAAGGAGAATTAATATGTTAGAACAATCAATTTTAGAATTTAAGTTACCAGTAGAATTAGCAGGTGTAATCGTTGCATTGTATGTATTAGGTAAAATTATCAAAAATACTAAATACATCAAAAATGAATTAATTCCAGTAGTATTATTAATTATCGGAGTAGGATTCTCAATGGCATTAATGGGTGTTACTATCACAAGTGTAATTGGTGGTATAATTGCGACTGGTTTAGCCGTATTCGGTGACCAACTATTGAAACAATCGAAAAAAGGCTTAGAGGGCGAATAAATGGCTTTAGCAAATGAAGCAAAATATCAAAAATTATTATTTCCTCAAGAATATGTAAATGTAACACAAGGATCAAATGGAAAAGTATCACATTCGAGCAAGTATCGCAGACCAATTGATATTGCTGGAAAAGACTATTCAAAAGGAAAAGTATTCGCACCTGGTAAAATGGAAATTAAATATATTGAAAAGAAATATAAATCACATTCATTATCTGAATTGAAATATGTTGAAACACCATATAAAAAGTTTGATTTCCTTACTATGTATTGTTATCATAATATACCATTTCCAAATATTAATGTAGGCGATATATTAAACGCAGGAACACAATTTACTGAAGAGGGAACATATTATGAGCCTGGTGGTGGAGCAAGTGGTAATCATTCGCATATTGAATTATGGACTATTAAAAATCGTGTATTTGATAATCGACCAGGACCGAAACCTGAAGAAGTATTTTATTTAAAACGAGGATTACATATATTCAAACAAAATAAATCAGATGAGCATTTTTATTGGTTATCTGATTATCGAAACGAATATAAAGACCAAATTAAAATATCAAACACTAAATATAGAATCAGAAGAAATTATAATACTAAATCAACTATATTAGGTTATGCTGAACCTGGTTACTATGATGTATTAGATACTGTTGAAAATGATGGTCTTACATGGTACAAAATTTATGAGGATATGTGGATTGGTCAAGTTGATGGCTGCGAGTTTATCAAAGCTAAAGAAGAACCAAAACAACCTGAACTAAAACACATTGGAAATACTTTAGATGGCAAAAAAATATTTATAGAATTATAAGACTAATTAAATTTAGTCTTTTTTTAGTATCTTTTTTTAATTACTTGCATAGAATATATTAAAGCAAAAGAAAGTGAACAAAATGACAATTAACACTTGACACACAATGTTGTTGATGTTATACTTAAGTCAGATAAAGAAAACAAATAAAAACTAAGGAGAAACAATATGAAAAACTTTAAAGAAGAATTAAAAAACGCAGGTTCATTAATCATAAATTGGGATTATGTAAATCAAAGAGTTAAAGAAGTACATTGTGTTCTAGGAAATACAGAAATAGTAAAAGTATTAGAAAAACATAATTATAATTTTACAAAAGAATATCACGCAGTAGGTAAAGACACATATGTTATTAATTATTAATAAAAAGGTGGTGAGAAAATGGCATTTATAATTAAAATTAATAATCGTTATTTCGATAAAATTGAGGTAAAAAAAAGGGGGAATGTCAACACTGCATTCCCTGGTGAAACATATGAAGCTAAAGAAATAATATTAACTGATGAAGAAAGAACGTTCGCTTGCTCTACTACTTGTGTTTATGTTCGTGATATTTTGAAAATTATAAATAAAAATAAAAATAAAAATTGGAAGTTAGAAATTAAAATAAAAAATTAAAGGAGAAAGAAAATGAAATCATTAAATTTGAAAGTATTATTATTAGAAGCAGGTTTTAAATCTCAGCAAGAATATGCAGATGAAATAGGTGTTTCAAGACAATCGGTCAATGAATGGATCAAACGAGGTAAAATTCCTACCAACAGATTAGGAAGTATTGTAGAGTTGTTAGAATTAGCCCACCATGAAACAGGCAAATACCAATCAGAATTAGAAAGTTTAAACAATATGAAAGGGTGGTTTTAATGAATGCAGTAATTAATAAAATAACTGGATTAGATTTAGAAAAAAGGAAATGTATACATTGTGGCGAGGAATTTTTAAAAGAGATGTTGACAATGAATAAGTATGGGGAATGGGTTTGTCTTGAACATCTATATGCTTTTTATACGAAATGTGAGGGGCAATGCGAAGAATATGTATTAGATGAAGAAGTGAAAGATAACGGTGATGGATTATTTTGTCAAGAATGTAGAGAAACGAATGGAAGTCATTATGAGTAATATAAAAATAATGAATATTAATTACGATCTAAAATTTGGTGATAAAGTTGAACATCATGAAAGTTGTTATACAGTATACGATCAAAACGGAAATAAAAAATATTATGAGAATAGTGGTGGTTACTTCATTCAAAGAGAATACGACAACGAAAACAACATAATTTATATATCAACTAGCAACGGAGTTTTATTAGATGTGAGAGGAGAAAAACAATGATTAAAAATTTTATGTTATTTCTACTAACAGAAGACATCGAAGAATCAGATAATTATTTCCAACTAGCAAAGAATAAATTTATAGATACTTTTATAGGAGGAACAAATGAATAAGATAGCAAATATAACTATACTCTTATTATTACTAATTAGCCTGTTTAAGATAGAAAATATCATCTCTAAGGCATCAAAGCCACAATGGGTAAACATTCATACCTATTTAGAAGAAAAACGCATAGAGACGAAATATAGCCTTGAATATAATAAAGTAGCAGAATTAGAAAATAGAATAACTGAGCTAGAAAAATATAGCGAATATGTATATTGTAATTTAACAGTAGGTGATTCATTCATAAAAACGAACAAAGGTTCGTACTTCAGAAGTATTGTTAAAGTTTATATACTAGATGAAGAATTGAAAGCACCACCAATGTCAGGGATCAACTGCTCTAATAAAAATGAATACGGAGGTAGAAAATGAAAGCATATTTTGAAACAGAATTAGGGAAGTTATACAATGGAGATTGTTTAGTGGAAAGTAATAGAATTGAAGATGCTAGTATTGATTTAATAGTATGTGATCCACCTTATGGAAATATGAATACGGATGGAGGAAGAAAGTTAGGAATAAATGGATGGGATATAATTATAGAACCACAAGATATATTTAGGATAGCCAATAGAGTATTGAGAAAAAATGGTAAATTAATCTTGTTTAGTCAAGAACCATATACAAGCCAATTAATAACACAAGCAATACCTAATCTCCCATTTAATTATAGAGCGATATGGGAAAAAGATAATTTTGCCAATGCATTAGGCGTCAATAAAAATATGGTTAGTTTCACAGAAGATATATTAATTTTTACAAAAAAAGAATGTTATGATGCTATACATCCTTTAAAAAAAATATTTAAAAAATATGAAAAAAATAGTAAGGAATACATAGAAAATTTATTTTTAAAAGAGGGGAGATATACAAGTGAGTTAAGTGCAAAAGTTCACGCAAGTTATAAAATGGGATGGAATAAAGGTATGAGATTTGATTTAATGGATGAAAAATTATTCAATTATTTAAATAAGTTTTTAAATTTTAAAGAAAGTTATATGGAAATAAAAAAAATACATAATAATTTCAAAAAACAATATAAAAATATTTTTAATTTATGGGAGGGAAATAAATATAAATCAAATATTTTAAAATATAAAAAAGATTATGATGGATATCATCCAACACAAAAACCTATATTATTGCTTGAAGATTTAATTAAAACATATAGTAACGAGAATGATACAATATTAGATTTAACAATGGGAAGTGGTAGTACAGGAGTAGCTTGTAAGAATGCAAATAGAAAATTTATAGGCATTGAATTAGATAAAAAATATTTTAAAATAGCAAAAGAAAGAATTGAAAATAAACAAGAAAAATTATTTTAAAGAGGTAAATAATGTTAAAACAAAGAAAACCAACACGAGCTGAAAGGGAATTAATCTCTAAATACTCATCTAACCCACAAAATTGGCTCATAGAACGCAATACTAACAAAGAACTAGTATTAGTTCATAAACATACAAATAAAGTTAAGAGGGTGATTAAATGAAAGATTTAACATATCAACAATTACTAGTACAATTAAAAGTAGTTAACGGAGAACTTGATGATTTGAACGAAGATATTAAAAAGTTAAAAGAAGAGAAAATTAAAATATTAGTTTTATTATTAGAAAGGGGTTTATAAAATGAAATTAGAAATAGGAATGTATGTAAGAATGGAAAAAGTACACACTATTGTAGAATCTATTGAACAAATTGTAGGTGTCAAAGATACTGGGAATGTAAATTGTTATTCTATTGATAGTGAATCTACAGGATGTTATTTTAAGGGTGCATTCAACAAAGCATCACATAACATAATAGATTTAATAGAAGTTGGAGATTATGTTAATGGTGAAAAAGTAATTTATAAAGATGAAAAGAGTGTTTCTACCAAAAGCGATTATAAGC